ATAAAGAATTTATTATAGGATTAATACAGGATGTTTATTGATAAGAAAGAACTAGCCAAGAAGCTAGATAAGCCAATCGAAGAAGTAGTAGTTGGTTTCACCGCATCGTCATTCGACTTGATGCACGCTGGTCATATAGTAATGCTACAAGAATCAAAGCAGCTATGTGATTATCTTATCGTAGGACTTTTGACAGACCCAACCCTGGACCGACCCGACACGAAGAACAAACCTATTCAATCTATCTTTGAGCGGTACGTTCAGGTTGCGTCTTGTCAATACGTCGATGAAGTAATACCATTCGAAAGTGAAAAAGATTTAGAAGATATGATTCGAACTATCAACCCTGATATTAGAATCTGTGGAGAAGAATATAAAGGAAAAGAACACACAGGAAAAGGATTATGCCATATCCACTACAACAAAAGAAGGCATTCCTTTTCCACCAGTGAATTGAGAGAAAGAGTAAGTAATGGAAAATAATTATACATATGCAAGTATCATTCCACTGATCGGTGGAGAAACAATCGCGATGCAAAATGCTTTTGGTAAAAGACCAAAGTATATTATGTCGTATAAAGCCTTCGGCGCAAATGATTCTCAGTTATTGAATCATTACAAGAACGAAGTTCCTTATCATGTATTAGATGAGGGTGGTAGTCACGGAGGCCAAGTTGATGTAGTCAATTCAGTTTGCCCATGTGCTGGTCTTTCAATGTTAAATGTAAATGCTAATGCCGACAACGCAGCAAATGATTGGATGATCGAATCGGCTAAGTACGTATTAAGTGAAGTTAAACCAAAAGTCTTTTGGGGTGAGAATGCTCCTGGTCTTTATGGTAATATGGGTAAGCCAGTTGTCGAGAAGCTCAGAAAGGTTGCAGACGATAATGGTTATACGATGACTCTTTATAAGACTAAGTCGACTCTTCACGGTTTGGGTCAAGTTCGTAATCGTTCTTTCTACTTCTTTTGGAACGCGGAGAACGTTCCTTATATGCCGTACTTTAGTAAAGAGAAAGAGCCAATCGAAGAAACAATTCGTAATGCTTTTGTATCTGATGACGACCCAATGAATGCATTGGTTAATGACAAGAAGCCAAGTGACGATCCTTGGTATCGATACATACTTGAAGAAATTGAAGGCGGGATTAGTCATAAAGAGTTCTTTGCTAAGCTCGAGAAGTCAACTAACACTTTAAACTATATTGAAGACAAAAAGATTCCTTATCCGCAGGTTGCTGAATGGATGACCGCAAATGGATTTGATAAAGAAGCAGCTAAGTGTTTAAGAATTGAGGCTAAGTATAAAGCAGGTGGAAACATTATGAAACGAGGAATCGAGTTTGGTAAAGGTCATACCTCAGCATTCGTTGGTCACTTTGCTACTTCATTGATACACCCCGACGAAGATAGATTCATTTCTATCCGTGAGGCATTATCAATCATGCGGATGCCTAAAGATTTCCAATTAGTTGGAGGTAAGAAGAACATCAATATGATTTGTCAAAATGTACCAGTCACTACTGCACAAGATATGGCTCAGTCAGTTAAAGACTATCTTGATGGTAAGCTTGATACTATGAAAACTAAATTCATAAGACAAAACAATACGAATACTTCTCACGAGCTTGAAGAGAACAGTTTAGAACAATTCCTTGCATAAATGTCTTTACAACTTAGCAAGAATCATGTATAATAGTATACTATTAAGAAAATATAAATTATGTCTCTATTAGATAAATTAAAGAAAAACTCAAAAATTCCAGGCGCTGATATTCTATCAAAGTCAGCCCTGTATTCAAAAAAGGATGTATGTCAAACATCTGTTCCAATGATTAATGTAGCACTATCGGGTTCAATCGATGGTGGTCTAACATCTGGTCTTACGGTTCTCGCTGGTCCATCAAAGCATTTTAAAACATCATTTGGATTATTGATGGCTGCAGCTTATCTCAAGAAACATGAAGATGCAGTATTGCTCTTCTATGATTCTGAGTTTGGTTCACCTCAGTCTTACTTCGAAGCTTTCGGCATCGATACAGACAGAGTTCTTCACACTCCAATTCCTAACGTAGAGCAACTCAAGTTTGATTTGGTTGGTCAGTTAGAACAAATTGATCGTGGTGATAAAGTGATTGTTATGATTGATTCAGTTGGTAACCTTGCTTCGAAGAAAGAACTCGAAGATGCTATCAATGAAAAATCAGTCGCTGATATGACTCGTGCAAAAGCATTGAAAGGATTATTCCGTATGGTTACTCCTTATCTTACAATGAAAAACATTCCGCTTCTTGCAATTAATCACACGTATCAAGAAATTGCTCTATTCCCTAAAGCAATCGTTTCAGGTGGTACTGGTATTATGTACTCAGCTGACAATGTATGGATTATCGGAAGGCAACAAGAAAAGGAAGGTACAGAAATCAAAGGTTACAACTTTGTAATCAATGTTGAGAAATCTCGTTTCGTACGAGAGAAGTCAAAGATTCCTATCTCAGTAACTTGGGAAGGCGGCATCGCACAATGGTCTGGTCTTACTGATGTTGCTCTTCAATTAGGATACGTTAAGAAGCCAAAGGTTGGCTGGTATCAAGCAGTTAATCCTGCAACAGGAGAAGAACTAACGGGCAATAAACGAATGAAAGAAACATTGACTGAAGAATTTTGGTCTGGTATATTTGCTAAGACAGACTTGGCTAAAGCTATTAAAGACAAGTTCTCTGTAGGCCATGTTCAAATGATAACCGAAAACGTAGAAGATGCAGAAGAAGATAACGAGTAACTCATTTAGCTATGTAGAGAAAGATTCTCAAGAACTATATGCCATCAGCCTTAAGGAAGGCAGGTTCAAAGGGACAATCTTTACATATGGCAAAGTATCGCTGAAAGAGGATAAAGGTAATGACCAACTAGGCTTAGAATTTCAGTTCTTTGTTAACAAAGGGTGTAATAGATATACCGCAGACGAGCTAAAAGAAAGTAGAAAATTCAAAGACTACATTAGTAGAATATTAAAATACATATTGGAAGAAGAATTCGCAGATAATGACAAACATACAACGACTGATATTAAAGAAGATATGTAATGATGAGCACTTTGCCCGTAAAGCATTACCGTTTGTAAAGCCCGAATACTTTGAAGGTCAAGACAGAATTGCTTATGACTTAATTCTAAAGTTTATTACAGACTATAATTCATTACCTTCTAAATCAACTCTTCAGGTTGAGTTCGTAAACTCTGCTAAGAATACAGAAAACAATCAAGACGTTCTTGATATTATCAATGACTGTATTGTTGACGAGAAGATTGACGATAAGTGGATGTTAGAACACACTGAGGCTTGGTGTAAAGAGCGATCAGTATTCCTTGGCATTATGAAGTCTATTCAGATTATAGACGGAAAAGAGCCAGAGCTAGACACAGGAGCAATACCTGATATATTACAAAAGGCTCTTCAAGTTTCATTCGACAGAAATGTAGGTCACGATTATATCGAAGACTATTCTGGCCGATTTGATTTCTATCACAAGGTTGAAGAAAAGGTTCCGTTTGACATACCAATGCTCAATACTATTACCAATGGTGGTATCACTAAGAAGACATTGAACATTATCCTTGCAGGAACTGGTGTTGGTAAATCTCTCGCGATGTGTCACTTTGCTGCAGCTGCATTAGACCAAGGTAAGAATGTTCTATACATTACACTTGAGATGGCTGAAGAAAGAATTGCCGAACGTATTGATGCGAATCTTATGGATGTAGAGATTGACCAATTGAATGCTCTAAGTAAGAATCAATTTGAATCTCACATTGACAAAATCAAATCAAAGACTCGAGGTCGATTGATTATCAAAGAGTATCCAACTGCATCAGCTCACACTGGTCACTTCCGTGCTCTATTGAATGAACTAGAATTGAAGAAAGACTTCAAGCCAGATATGATTTACATCGACTATCTAAACATCTGTGGTTCAGCTCGAATCAAAGGTCTTAGTGGTTCAGTAAATACTTATCACATGGTGAAAGCAATTGCTGAAGAAGTTCGTGGTCTGGCCGCAGAGTTTAATGTTCCTATTTGGTCAGCAACTCAAGTTACTCGTGGTGGATTCAATTCATCTGATGTAGAACTAACTGATACTTCAGAATCATTTGGTTTGCCGGCAACAGCTGACTTAATGTTGGCGATGATATCTACCGAGCAACTCGAAGGTATGAATCAAGTAATGTTCAAACAATTAAAGAACCGTTACAATGACCCAACAAAGAACAAACGCTTCGTAGTTGGCATCGACCGACCGAAGATGAGATTATATGAATTAGAGGAAAGTGCTCAAGAAGATATAATGCCAGACGTTCACGAATATACAATTGGTGAATCGACCTCTTCTAACACTCAAGACTTCAGCACATTTACGGTATGATAGTAACTTACACAAGAAAGAAAGACGGAAGAACTCTTCATCCTAGAACTACAATTGATATGCCAAAAGAAGAGTGCGAACATTATGTTGAAGTTTTAAAAGGCGAGTTAAAAGAAGATTTGATTAAAGTAGAAATAAAAGAAAAGTAATGAGAATAGGAAAATATTGTTTAGATATAACAGAATTTGAATGGCTCCCATGGTACAGAGCAGAGTTTGAGTTTGAAGATGCCAAAGAAGAAAAAGGATATGCTTACGTACATCGTGGATGGTTGTGGTTTGTATTATCACACAGAGTAGGCATTGGCCAATAGAATTTATCTAATAGAGATACTCCTAAGCACGAGTTTAAACTGCTTATTATTTTATGAACGAAAACCTGAAACAAGAACTATTTAGCATCTTCAAGCATTTTGCTGATAGTGAAGAAATACCTGCGTCGTATATCACTAGAGCATGGGCATCATGTTTCTCTGCGTGGAAAGGTGCTTGGCGACCGCGTGGCATAACTAAAGATGCTATGAATCTTCTAATATCAAAGGATTTCAGTGATTTAAAGGGAATTCACCGATCACACACAATTTCCAGGTTCGAAGTGTTCGAACGAGCTCGAGGAAAAGAGTGGAAATCAATCGACGATTGGTGGGAATATATGGTAAAATATGATGACTGTGTGCTGGCTACAAAGGCTGAAAATGCCCTATCTGACACCTCTGAGTACACCCTAGTGCCCCTTTACGAAATACCCAATGATAAACGGTCTCTATTTGAAACAACCTTCATAGGGTGTAAGTTTAGGAAGACTGTGGAGGTCCAATTTTTACGTGAATTGGTAGTTGACAATGAGGCCCAAATAGGGTAATATATACATATGAAAATTAAGAATTTTATGCCCCTATCGTCTAGCCAGGTTAGGACAC